TAGCGGTTCTAGTCGCTACTCAATGCAAAGTTTAGGTGCGTAATGGCAGGTACATGGGACAACTTAGCAACAGGGGCTGTGTTTGCAGACAAAGTTAACAGTGAACTCTATTTTGCGGAAAACCGCCGTAACAGGTGGACAGCACAAGGGCGTATCCCTTCCGCTGGGCGCATGGGCGGTGGGGGTGGAGGCGGTTACCATCCGCCTTCCATCGGTATCAATCAAGTTTGGCGAGGTGAAAACTACCAAGGATATGGCGCAGGTAGTGAAGGTGGCGTCGCCACGATGGGACGTGCCATCGGAAAAGGTGGCGCAGACCTTTTTAAGCAATATCAAAATTACAACACCCAGCAAACTGAGTCGTATAACAAAGGCGTAGACATGTGGCAAGGTGCTTACCAACAAGGTTCTCAAGCGTCACAGTCCAACCAAGTAGCCAATAAGTATGCAGATGCATATGGCTATGGAAAATCTAACCCCACTATGCCTCTTACTGGCAAAGGCTCCCCCGGAGCAATCAACGCTAACTTAACAAAGATGTTTCCTAAGCCTGCTCCTGCATCAGCGCCCGCTCCACTTCCGTTTGTTGGTAAAGGTTCCCCTGCGAGCATCAACGCTAACTTAGGCTCTATGTATCCCGCTAAAAACCCTTCCCGCCCCGCTTCTTCTCCTGCAAAGTCTCGTACCATGAACCGCTCATGGTCACGACCCTCTTCAGGCTGGACATGATAGGATTAATGTATGGCAGTTAATGATTCTCGCTCAATGAACATGGATCTTCGTTTGGGAGCCTGCGATGGCTCACACAAGTCGCTCACCCCTGACCGTGGTGGTGAGGTAGACATGAATAACGTACAGATTCGTCGCACCCAACTCCAGCCACAATATAACGTAGTTGATATGGTTAATACGGCTTACGCCAACACTGGTTTGTTTCACTAAAAGACACAATTAAGTTTTTAATTCAATTAATAAAATAAGGAGTACAAGATGGCTGACCTAGCGTATGAACGTCTTTTGGTATGTAAAACGCACGGAGTCATGTACAAGATGCGTCCCTATGACGGACCTCCTGAGTATGACATGGAACTACGTGAACTCTGTGATCGTCACAACGCACAGATTCCTGACCCTGATAACTGTAGAGCACTCATCTATCGCACAGACTCTGAAACTGCGTCAAAACTTGATGTTGAAACAGCCATTAAAAATGAACTTAAAGAACAAGATGTCTACATCCGAGATTTTCGTGACGAACTCAAGGTAGACGCTCTCAAGTGTTTTAATCGGCACAACCGTCCTAAAGAAGGTTGCCTTGATTGGTGTGCAGACGACAAGACAATTGGACGAAAAGTGGGCGTACCTAAAGAGGCTCGCCAGTACGTGTGTATGTACTGCCCTGTTGCTGAGTACTACACCCACCGTGCCCGTATTGAAAAAAGGATGTATGACTAATGATCCTTTTCTCTTTTGACGTTTTAGCAGCGCCAAATAAAGAGATGGGAGCACGTCAACCTATTCCCGAGGGACGTCGCCTGTGGAACTCCTTTGTAACGACCTACAATGGGCGTATAGCCGTCTTGGGCACTGGAATCACCAATACACCCGTCTTCATGGATTGGCTCAAACGGGAGGGTTTTAAAGCCTCTACGATTGACATCATTGAGAGTACTGACTCGCAGTCTAAAATTGACCGTGTTCTCTCTATGAATGCCGTATACGGAAAGATTGATTGGTATATTGACGCAGACCCCGAGGCAGTGGCAGGGGTGATCCGAAGTGGTATATCTACTCTTCTTGTCACCATCCCTCACACCATTCGTCCTGAGTGGGAAACAAAACGTCAGGTCAAAGGTTGGGATACGCTAGTTCAGGAGATTGAATCACAGGCACTAGCAAGAGCCGAAAAGAACTGGAGCAATTCAAGAGATGTTATCTGAAGATAAAAAAATTACAATGTCATACACCGAGTGGATTCAATACGGGATGGAAAACAGTTACTGTGGTCCTCCTGTTTGCGCTACCCACGATGGTGAGCCTTGGACAACCGAGGAAGAAGAAGCCTTTGAACAGGGCGACGATTTGTGCGTAGAAATCCTTCGCTTGTACCACGACATCGGTGAACGTCTGATGGTGGAAAGCGCCCACAGCCCGTCGTTGTGGCGTAGGAGTGGATGGGAGTGAAGGTCTTTTTTGGCGGTGCCGAAAAAGGATCATACCGAAACATGTTGCTCGCTAATGGGGTGACACGTTTCGGTATTAACTTGACCCATTTTCCCATTCCCAAAAGAAAAGAGTTGGATCTACAAACTCTATTTAAAGGTGGAGAAATCCTTCTATACACTTCTGAAGGCGACGAAGACACCGACCGTTATGACTCTTTTATACGTGATCACGCTGACAGCCTGTCGGTAGTTATTGGGCGAGCAGAGTATGACGGCACATGGTTAGGAGACCGCTATGTTCCCATATGGAACGACGAAAAGGATTTGGAGAGACTGGCGTGGATTTGCCAGCGATACGGACGCTCTGCCATCAGCGACAAAGCGATCACCCCGAAGAACGTCCAGCGAATCAACTCCTTGGCTCAACGATGGGGAGCCAGTCTCATCGGAATCACCAGCAAACCCGACCTAATTGAAAAAGTAAATTGGGATTCTGTTGTAATCGGATCGTGGACTAGCGCCATCCGCTATGGGGAAACCCAAGTGTGGGACAACCACGGATTACGTCGGTACCCAGCACAGCAAAAAGAGAGCGCCCGTCGTAAACATCGTGCTGACATTACTCGTCTTGGTATTGACTATGACGCTGTACTGGCGGACGATGTAGAGGCTGTTGGCACTCTCGCTATACGTTCTTGGCAACAATGGGAAACACATACTTTTGGGGGCTATGACCTTATGAATGATGACAATGACGACGAGTCAGAGCAGTCCACGGATGGGCAAATAGTTGCTATCAACCATAGAACGGCACCCTTCACTTCTGGGGTTTCTCAGGGGTCAAATCTTACTATCGGGGTACCAAATAAGAGGCACGGTGTTGACCGTATCTTACTACCCGTTATGGGGGTAGAAGAGGTTGTGTCAATGGGTACGCAAACCCTTGATAGTGAAGGCGAATCTATTGTTGTGAATCCTGAAACGATTCCCGTTTTAAGGTACAACGCCAACCCTTTGAGGCAATGCGATAGTTGCTATTTGAGCAATAGATGTCCTGCATTTCAAGAACATATGGAATGTGCGTACAAACTTCCTATAGAGATCCGCACAAAAGACCAACTTCAGTCTGCTATGCGAGCATTAATTGAGATGCAAGTAGGGCGTGTCATGTTCGCTAGGTTTGCTGAAGAACTAGAAGGACAGGGTCTTGACCCAACTTTGTCACAAGAAATGGATCGTGTATTTAATCTTGTAGACAAGTTTAAAAACATCTCTGACAATCGTGAAATGGTTCGTCTAGAAGTTGAAGCCCGAGGTGGTGCAGGTGTGCTCTCACGTCTATTCGGTGCCAAAGCAGGAGAGACTGCTCGGCAGTTGCCGGGGGGTGGCTTAAGCCCTGATGCTACGAATGCAATGTACGCAGAGATCATTGATTCCGACGAGGGTTGACAGAGACTACCAACAAGTAGTATTCTTCCCGTAAATACGGCGTACGGAGACAACATGATTACTGATATTGCCCTTGACCTTGACGGGGTCATTTATCCTTTTGATAAAGAGTTTTACAAGTTTTGTTCCAAGGCTTTAGACACCCCTCTTGCACCTCCTACCCATTGGCATTTCTATGAGGATTGGGGGCTGTCTTTTGAAGAGTACAGTGCCCTGCTTATGGAGGCATCACATGCAGGCGTTTTTTTGCATGGCGAACCACCTATTGGCACCCATGCATCTTTAAAAGTAATCCGAGAGATGGGTATCAATATCCATATCATCACTGCCCGCCCGCCCCAAGCATGGGCTGACACCACTTGGTGGCTTGACCACTGGTTGGTTCAGGCTGACAGTTTGCACTTTACCGAGGATAAGACAATCTTTTCGCACCTCATCAGTGAAGGCTCCATGGGGTTCATGTTGGAAGACAGCCCTAACAACATTAGGAGTCTTCAAGAGTGCCCTAATGTTTTCCCAGTGGTTTATGACCAGCCATGGAACAAAGATGTTAATTGTGTACGAGTACAGACTTTGATGGGTTTTGCCCGTCTTATAGATATTTACAACAAGGAGATGTTATGAGTTCACAGCCTTTTAATAACCGTTCTGATGTGCTAAAGGAGGCGGAGACACTGGTCAACGGTGATCGCAACGACGCTTACGGTGATCCGATTGACGACTTCCGCACAACAGCAGAGTTATGGACAACGTATATTCGTCGCATCATTGACCGTCGGGAAAGCACCCAACTACAACCACACGATGTTGCTTCCATGATGCTCCTCCTCAAGGTGTCTCGGTTGACATGGTCTCCTGAGAAGCGTGACCACTGGGTGGATGCAATTGGGTATGCCTCTTGTGGCTGGGACTGTGTGGAGCGTGAAGGCGCCACCGATGAGTGGGAAGGGTTTGTCTCCTAATGGATTTTGATGAAATGACTAACGCTCTTCACCGAGCATTGAAAAATACAAAACAATATCCTTTGATGCCTCCACCTGAATATCCCAATATCTCTAGAGGGGAAAGATTGAGTACAGAGAAAGAGCGCTTGGAGCACATTTTGGACACTGCTCCAAACTTGTTGTTTGAGCGTCCAGTTCTAAACATCAACCAGTTTGCCGAGAAAACAAAGATGGGTATTCCTGAGGTGGCTTTCACAGGTTGGGAAGCCCTTCTTACTTTCATGCGAGACTACGACCGCATGTTACAAGAAGTGGCACGATTGTCTAGAGATTTAAATCGCCAACGCACGGATGTTATTAACATTCTGCAAGATGCCATTGATCAGATTTCTCGTGGACTCCGAGAATCTGTCACTGAAGATTTGCCACCTAGCGAATGATAGGGGAGAGTTACAGAGACGACGCTCTTTGCAAACGCCTTCATATTGACCTGTGGTTCCCTCCTCTTGATGCGGATGTGCCTGAGCGGTACTACAGCATCGCTAGAGAGGTTT